TCTTTATGATGAACATCCATTTTATCGTTCTTTTTCACTTTACCTTTTTTCACCATCAGTCTCCTCGCTCTCAAACGAGCTGCGTTCTTTTCACGCTGCTCTGGTTTTGAATGATAATTATCATACTCTTTACGATAGTTACGATCTTCTGTTTTCCAAAACTCTAATTCCTTATCAGCCTTTTTACCTATTGTATAAGTACCCTTGAGTCTTTTTTTAACTGTCTCCGTCTTTTTCTTTTTCTTTCGTTTCCATGTAGTCTTATCGTCACCAGTACCGACTACGGCTGAACCTGTAGCATTTGTTGGTGCGTCCTCAGAGAATTTCTTTTTCATTTTCTTCTTCCTCTTTTAACAATAAAATAGCGGCTGCGGCATAAGAACCTAATTTACTTCTACCGCCAGGTACTTTTTCAAGTATTCTTTTAAGATTAAAAACAAACCGATCTAGAATGGTATAAGCATCCTTTTCTTTCCTTGTCTCTAATTCCTTATACTTCTTGAGAACTTTTCCTCTATCATCAATAATTCCATATTTGTAGGCTTCTGTATCTTCCCAATCAGTAACTAATTTTTTAATTACTTTATATACTGTATATGTATCTACAACTGATTCTTGTAATAATGCCATTTACTTTATATCCCTTAGTGTTTTGACAACCTTTTCGTCTAAAGTTATATGATGCATCTCTTCTGGCATCTTATTAATATATATTAAAAAAGTTTTAAGTGCAGAATGATACTCCTTTTCTACTTTATAGAATAATATCCGTGTTGCAGCCGTAGCATCAAACACGTTATAAAAAGTAATCAGATGGTTAAGGATTATCCTTTCCTTCAAAACACCATCTGAAATATATCTTTTGAGTAAACGTCTAACATAATGAATACGTTTAATATCCTCAAAAAATTCTCTTACATCTTTACAATGTGGATTATCATAATGTAGAAAAGCATACATCATATAATTACCATTCGTCAATACATCAAACTTCATATAAAACCTCTTACATAATTATTACCAATGATATGCTATCGGGGTACAATCACTATTTGGACAAGTGATTTTGTCCGTCGCGTCTTTTGTTAAATTAATTGATTGACCAGAAGCCATTTTAATTCTACCAATCAATGTAGAACCATTAGATTTTTCTAAAATTACTTCAGTTGCTGAAGAAGCTGAAATATATACTAGAGTTGCATTACCAATATCATCATTAGTTGGATTTGCAACAATGTCACCTAATAATTTATATGCCATTTTATTTTCCTTTTTTTATGGAGCCTGTTCTGGCCACAATTTTAAATACTCATTTAAAAACCATTCCTCATGTGTCTTATACTTATAAACCGATTCAGAAGATTTTTCCACACTCTGCCAATCGTCTGTTTCTGACTTTCTCCACATTGACCATCTTTTAATAATATAATAACTGTATGGATTTTCACCAATGGATGATACTAAAATCCAATGGTCATCATATTCGGAAAATTCAATAGTACATCTTTCTTTACAAGCATAAGCTTCAATCAAAAAATATGCAATAATAATATCATACGCGCCATCCCCATCAGTATCAAAATAAAGAGATACTGTACGAGGAATTTGTTCTGGAATCCACTCTACTACTTTATCAATAGTGGGCTCCTCAAATTGTTTGTTTTCCTCTGCGTAAGAAAAACCTGTAGTGAATAGTAAAAATAACAAACAGGCTAATCTAAGCATTAGGCACCTATTGTTAGTGTTTTTGCCTCTGCTCCATGTGTAATGGTTGCGTTTGTGTTTGTTCCTTTTTCTTTAACTGTACCACCATTCAATGCTAATGCATTTGCACCGATTGTCAAAACATCACCAGCATTAGTTGCAGCATTGTTAGCAGCGATTGTTTTTGTAAAAGTCAAACGGTTTGTATTTGTACCACTTGCATAATCCAATACAACATTACGAGAAGGTGTATCGTTTGTTAATGTAACCTGTGGTGTACCTGTTACAGTAACTTGCTCATTGTAATTTACTGTGATTGAAACATCACCACCAGCAGCTTTTGAAAAAGATGTAACTGCCCAGTTTGCAGAACTAATATCTGCGACGTTAATACCTGTTGAACCAGAAAGACCACCAATTGCAACTAGAACTTCTGCATCAGCAGCTGCATTATCGTTACCACCAGCAGGATAAACCCACCCTTTAGTTGTTGCATATGCATTGCGTTTCTCTTCTGCTGTCAAGAAACTTGGCTTACTTTCATCTGCGTCTGTTGCTCCCCATGAACCCATGTTATTTCTCCTCTGTTAAAAACACTTTTGTATCCTTCAATTTTTCTGAAGAATTTTCTTTTTTTGTTGGTGCAGATTTTTTTGTTGGTTTATTTGAACCTGTACCAAATATTATTTTTATCTTACCGTTTTCCAATTCAAATTCAACTTCTTGCTGATTTCGTATACCACCTTCAACAACCATTGTATTGAAATTGTAAACCTGATCTTCACACATTACCTGACCATGTTCTCCGTATAATGCTACTACTTTTCCTTTAGGCATAATATTCCTTTCAAGAATATAAGGGGGATTTAAGTCCCCCTTATACTTATTTCTTTTCGTTTTTGTTATGATGTACGTTGAGTGCCAACCAATTCATAATAGGCCAGATTTTACCAAGAATAGGAAGTTTTTCAGCATATTCGTCTTTAAGTGCCATTGTGATTGCATTTGCAATTACAACGATTGAACAAGCTGTTCCCCACCATGCTTGGTTTTCACCCCATGCTAACATTAATGTTTCCATGTTTTAAACTCCTTGTTTTAATTTAGTGATAAAGATAACCAGCAACTGCCCAACCAGCCAAAAACCAAAGGGCTTTGTGTAGATATGGATGCATTGTTGTTCTCCTTTTTTATTTTAGTTTCTTACCGATTTCATCGAAAACGGCTTTTGCCAGTCTAGCGTTTTTCGTCATAAGTCCTTCCTTGAACTTGCTAAACTTGTCCTTAATAACAAACTCACGCATTTTAGAACCAGACATACCAGAAACACCCTCAGCATCTGGATCACGATCCCCTGCTGAGACAACTGAAAAATCTTTGATGTTCTTGAAGTCACTATCTACATACTTAGACATACGCCTCTTAAACTCGGAAACCCTATCACTACCCACAACAAATATAACTCTTTCATAATCATCATTCAACGACTCTAAAACATCAAAGGGCGTCTTTATAGATGTATCAGTATTTATAATGTTACCAAATACATCTTTTAATACCTTCACTTTAGTTTTGAATGACAAAGGGTTTTTCTTTTTATCTTCGGTCTTTGAAGGATACACCATTGGTGTACCACCTTCCTTCTTGGCTACTGACACAACTTTTTCTAAAAGTTTGGAGTGACCAATGGTTGGCGGGTTCATACGGCCGAATGCAAAGACAGCTGTTTTCTGCTTTGCCTCTATTATGAACTTCCTAAAATTTAACATTAAAACATAGCTCCGTCTTGTGCTTCGATTTCGTCTTTGTATTCGTCAGCAAATTCCTGTGCAACTGCTTGTCTTTCCTGCTTATTAAACTTAACGCCAGGAAATTCTTTAGAGTATTTCTTTGCACCATCATCAACAAGATACATCCAAAGTTTAGGAGCTTTCTTATGGTCATACTTTCCTGACTTCATTTTCCTCTGGATATTCTTGACGATAGGAACAAGACGTTGACGATACAAATCTGCATCGTTCTCAATGTATAACTTGAGTTCAATGACCATATCTTTATCTACTGCTTCTATGAATGTCTTAAAGTTTTTCATTATTCTTCCTCATCTCCACAAGCTTCTTTTGCCTCATCATCACCTTTCCACTCTTTGTCAATCTCATCGAAAAACTTTTTCTTTTCTTCGTCTGACAATTCGGAAGGACTTTTAACTCCATACTTTTTCAACTTCTTATCAAAGAACTTTTGATACTCTTCTTTACTACCTTCTGACATAAAACTTCTATAATTTTTCATTTTGTTCCCCTTTATAATCTGTATTATGAACCTTTTCCCATGCTTTTTTACCCTTATATCTTTTTCCACTATGGAAAATATCTCTTCGTTGCCAAGCAGCTATTCTATTATTTGGACACTTACACTCCCATTTTAAAACTGCGTCACACCTCTTACAATATCGTGATTTAATAGATGTCGTTACCTTCCCATTTATGTGGGTATTCAGTTTTTCCACTCGCCTCATTATTGCTATCTTCCTTTCTAAGTTTTAAAAGTGTTTGTCCTAGTTTTTCCAATCTATCATCACCCTGTAATTCAAATTCCTCTTCTAGCCTAGGGTCATGCTCGAAACGATATTTATCTTGTTCTCTATACTTAGCAATGAATCTATCCAATATTCTTCTTAACTCTAACAAATCTTCTAACATAATATCACCCCTTTATTTTTTTTCTGTATTCCCTCATATACAAAGCATGAGATGAAACTTCGTTATCTGGTTTTCTCATTTTCCTGCTATGTTCAGGATTTGGGCCTAGTTTTTTTCCTCTATTCCAAGCTGGATACCTTGCTTTTCCAATTTTTCCTTTTACATTTTTCTTTTGTTCTTCTGTCCATTTTTTACCTAACATGGGAGCAGAACCACCGTTAGCTATATTGTAATCACCATATTTTTGAATATAATCATCTTCTTTTTCTAAAGCGTCATCACCTTCATATAAAACACTTACTGAAAATTTATCCCATCCATATTTTTGAATAGCTTGATGTATAGGAAATTTAGACTTTTTAGACTTATGTTTATGTTGACTCATTCTATCACCGATAGAAACAGAAGTAAATCCAACATATTTCTTATCATTTACATTATTAGTTATACAATATATTTTATTCATGCTACCAATCCTTAGAAATGGTAAAGTTTGCATGAGAAAACTCAAGCCTATCTACTAATTTGACAGCACCACCATCTTTGGCATCAATTGCAACAAATCCCTCTGGAGCTGTTACTTTAAAACCATTAGGTGTTTTCAAAAATGTTCCAATACCTTGAATCGTTTCCAACTTTCTAATGACCATTTCTTTAGCTTCAATAATACTCAAGTAAGTAGCCATCGTGAAATACAATTCAGTTTTAAACTTTCGTAAAATCTTTTCTTGTTCTTTCTGAATATCTTTATATTTTTGTTTACCTTTATCTGATTTCTTTGTGTCAATCTCTGCTGACATTCTATCCATATAATATTGTTGAAACTCTTTAACAAGTTTTTTAGTATCAGATATTCTGGCACCAGAACGAATCTTAGTATTAAAAAATACTTTCATCAATGGGGCCAATCCCCATTTAGTTTTGTCTTTGGAAAGTTGATTTAAAAAAGTTCCTGCTTTCTTTACAGAACCTTTAATCATATTAATTTTATTTCCAAGTGTTTTTGTTTCACTAGAAGTGAACGTAGCTGCATTAGCAGTATCTAAGTATGCATCGTCAAACCAAACATTTTTGGTTTTGTTAAACGTACTTGCAGATACTCCAAAAGATGCAGACAATGAATCAATACTGTTTCCTGTATACTTTGTGTGCCATACAACTCCAAGATGTGCCTTTCTCATTTCTGAAGCTAGGTCACTATCTTCGGGTACAGCATAGGTGATAGTATTAGGCCCAAAAGTCAACATACTCTTTCCATCAATAGTTTGCTTCTTCAAGTCACCTTTAGAAAACATTATGTCACCCTGATAGACGGCATCAGTTATTCCGAGCTCGGGTAAGTATTTCAATGCAAGTTTTATTTTATCTGCAGGCCCGCCTGATCCGTGATTCGCACTTATATCTGCGTCTGTATAATTAATTTTGGGGGCCTTGTTGAACAATGATTTTATTGCAACGAAAAACTTTCCGTTCTCTGGATTAATACCAGCAAATATTGCTGGGGCTCCATCCCACTTTACAGTAATATTAGTTTTACTTTTCCCACCTGCCAACATATCGTTGAGGGAATTTAAAAACTCTATTGCTGTGTTCGCACCTTTAACACCATTGTTGATGATTTCATCTTCAAGGTGTTCCATGTGCGTATTTTTATCTTCATTTAATATTTCTTTGTATGATTTCATTTACATATATGCGTTTTGAAAGTACTCATAATTATGTTCTTTTGTTCCTTCAACAACAAAGGAATATCTACCAGCTGAATTTGTTCCAGTTCTCAATAAATTATAGTTAGGTGTACCATCATCATCAATACCAAGAATAAATGAACATTGCATTGTGTAATATACTTTAGATGCATTTAGATTAGCTCTGAATCCACACAATATAATATCTTTTCCTGACAATCTTTTAATCTTCTTATTTACAAATTCTTGTCCTGTTGACAAATAACTATATGTTGATGTATCACCAACACTGCTTGCACCATATACTTTCCAAAGCGGTAACTCGGTTCTACCAAAATACATCTCTCTTTGTAAATCAATAATTTCTTTCACAAGTTGTTTATTGTTATAATCACCACCGCCCATTACATCAATCACAACTTGCATTGATACATAATTTGAAAATAACTTAAAGATATCATCAGCTTTGGTTGGAAGTTTTTTCAAATCACCATCTTGTTTAAATATTAAAGTATCAGCTTTAAATGTTTTTTTTACCTTACCTAATCTTGTATTTACTTTTTTAAGAAGCTTCTGTTTATTAGCGTTTTTAATATTTTTCAATTTATCAGAAATATCACCTTTTTTCTCAACCAATAGTGATTCATTCAAAACCATTTCATTATCTGAAATCATAAAGCATTCTGATAAACCTTCAATACCTGTTAATTCTTGAAATTCCTTTTCATCTTTCTGTGCTTGTTTTTGCCAACTGGAAGGTGATAAAAGAGTGTTTGTAACTTTCGTAAACATCTTTGTTAATTTTGAATAAAGTTGTTGAAACACATCTAAAACTTGTTTCCCAACATCTTTGATCCAAGACATAAAACCTTCATTAATATCATTTAATTCTATTATAGTATTAAATAAGGTATCAGAACTAATACCATATCTATCCAAAACATTTTTAGTTATTTTTCCAAGTTGAGCTCCAGTTAATGATTTTTTTAAAGACACTTGAAATAACTTAACATCACCTACAGTAACCTGACCATTCTTTTTAGAATATTTTGCCTTTTTACTACCCATTGCTTCTATTGTTTTCTCTGGTGATGAATCAGATATTATCATATCAGCTGTATTATCTTTGTTACCCGAAACACTCTGATTCTCTCTTTCTGCACCATAATAATGTCCAATCTTACCGTGAATCATATGTATCTTTGAAAAAGGCACAACTGATTTTCTAAAAGTAGTCATACCAGAAGCAAATGCAGCTAATGAATTTAAATCACCTATGGAAATATTTGCCATGTTATTTAAAATATCATCCTTGCCCTTATTAAACCAATCATATTTTTTATTCAAAACAGAAACAATTTTATTTTTCCATGTTTCAATATTTTTACCATCGGCAACATCCTTGGCCATTTTTTCACCATCTAAAAATACACCAATGCAAGCAGCAGTTTCCATTTGTGGTGTAGCCCAATTAATTCCATCACTACTTTTATAATGATTAAAATAACCAGTAGGATTACCAATCAATTTAAATTCTTTTTTACCGATAGCTAAAAACGTAACGATATCTTTATCTTTTCCTACTTCTACAACAGGTAAATTCTTTTTTTTATCTATTTTAACAAAAATGGTATTACCATCAACCTTAGTTTTTACACCAGCAGTGGTTAATGCTTTAACAAAACTATCTATTTTTGCTGTTTTTAAAACTGCTTGATGACCATAACCATATTTGTTTGTATGTATTGATGCTTCACAAAGTTCATTTATAGATTCTGTTATATCTTCTGATAAAGTTACAAAATTCTTAAAAGTTTTCATTTTCCTATATTTTCCAATTTACACAATGGGCAATCTTTAATATCTATAGACCTAAACGGACACAGCCTATAGTGGTCAAGATTAGCTGTTAACATTCTTCCTAACAAAGAATCTTCTTCAACCTCTTCTTTCTTTACTGCTTTTTCTACTACCTCTGCAAACATCTCTTTTATGTCTTTACTCATATCTCTTTCTATATTTATAATACTTTTTACATTAAATGTCAATTATAGTTCTGTTTTACCAGAAATTCGGGTAATTTCCACTCAACAATGTCCTTATCGACACTATAATGCCCTAAAGCACCGCAAAAATTACAATATTCAATACCCACATCGTAATCCAATGTGGTTGTATTTGCCTTATGTTCACATAACTTTTTCATTACAGGTTCTTGTTCCTTATCACGGTTAAACCAGCCCTCAGAAATAGTTAGGTCTTGCATATTGCCTCCTTATTGAATTATATACCTATTTATAATATATCAAAACTTCCAATTTTCGTACTGTTTTGTAGCTGTATGAAGATTTGGTCTTTTTTCTGGTTTTGTAGAAAATGTCATCGGATTAGATGATGAATTAGCCTCTGTCTTTTTTTCATGGAATCTATTACTTCCATCATTTGCTAATACTGGCTGGTCATCTTCCTCAATATCAATCAATTTCATTTTCTTCTTCACCACATTCACCAGAAACTTAGAATTCATAGAAATATCACTATATCTATTTTTCAACTGCTTAAACAAGATTTGATTGCTCACGCCAGCTCCATCATCCTTTGCAATAATAGCTAACATCAAATCTGCTGTTGCAGGTAATCCAAAACTTTCAGATGTATTAGACAAATCAGGATCAGAGCTCGTATACCCTTCCCGATTTAATTGTGAACTTGTGATAATTGGAACATTACATTCTACTGCCAAACCCCTGACTTCCTCTGCAATAGACTTGATGTAAATATAGGTATTCATATTTGCAGCCCACTTAACTCTGCTGGATGCACAAATATTTAAATAATCAAGAATGATAACTTGTGGTGTAAAATCTTTTTTGATTTGTAATTCTCTTATCAATGCACGAAAGTTTCCAACATGAGCTCCAGCTGTTGGATATTCTTTAACAATAAGCTTTCCTTTTTTAACCTCTTTAAGTTTTTTCTCAAAGGTATCTTTAGGCATCATATGTAAATCATTCAATTCAGTATCCATCAAATTTGCATCAACTCGTTCAGCAATTCTTTCTGCAGCCATTTCCATAGTAATATATAAAACATCCATTCCCTGTTTTAGATATTGACTAGCCAAATGAGTTTTCACCAATGTTTTACCAACACCAGTTCCACCCAATAAAACGGTAAGTGTTTTTGGTGAGATACCACCATTAGTGATTTTATCAAGCATTGTCATATCAAAGGGTATCTTGGATTCTTTTTTATGATAGAATTCCCAACGGTCTTCCCCATCCTCAAAATAATCATGCCCAACACTTTTATCTAATGAAATAGCTAATGCTTCTGTAAGAATTTCTGGAATTGCATCTTTAGTAAGAACTTTATCCTTACCTTCTAGAATAGATATACTCTGAACAATACCATTGTAAACAGCTTGACTCTTGGCCCACTTTTCTGTTTCTTCGGTAAGCCATTGCTCATCATCTGTCTTTGCATTAAATGAATCAAGAAGTTCTTGACAAGATTTAAATGTTGTTTCGTTTAAATCTTCCCTGTTATTTAACTTAACAGAAAGAACCTCTTTAGATGGAGGCGAGTTATACTCCGTAATATGTTTTTGTATTTCAATGAAGACCTGTTTCTCTGCGTTCTCCTTGAAATATTCTGGTTTTAAAAAGATACCAACGATACTTGAATAATTGTCATTATATAAAAGATTTTCTAAAATCAATGTTTCAGTTCGCATATCATCCTTTCATAAGTACATCCATTATTAATTTCTTTTGCTTTGGTACATCAACCGACAAAAAAGGTTTATAATTTTTGACTAATGTACTCTGGTCATTCCACAAAGGATCATCCAAAGTTTTATCAATATTATTCACAAAGCCTAAAACAATATCTAAAACAGTAAATGTTTCCATTGAAATAGTTTTAGACAAAACCATCTTTAGTATTACTGGATGATTAATACCAATAACCTTGAATATATCATCAAAATCAGCTTCATATTTATCCAAATATTTTTTTATTTGTTTTATATCTTCTGTAAAATGAAAATCAAAGTTGTTCATTCTTTCTTTATATGCATCATACAAATCACTATCAAAAACTGATGGATATAAAAAACCATTTGTAAATTGTGAAAGGTAAAAGAAAATTAAATCCTCTTTACTCTCAAATTCTTCACCTAGTTTTTGAAACACCATTCTTTGACTTGAAAAATTTCCATGTGCTTCATACTTTGCAAGATGTTTCTCCATTGCTGGAATACTGATTAATGTAGCTGATTTACCACCATAACGATGATAATCATAAGAACCAGTAAAATGTAGATATAAACCCCGATAAACAGACCATGCTTTATATGTTTCATTATTACTTGCTACCATCATTTTAATACTGTCCTCACAAATTCAATAAATGTTTTTGATTCACTTACCACAGCTTCATCAACATTATAGTATGATAAGAAATAAACTCCACCCATAATAATAATACCAACAACCATCCACATTACATTAATCTTTATCTGCTCCCTCATTTTCTTCCTTTCGGCTACCATAATTAAACTCTTGAAATACAGCATCTTCAAGTTGTTTCATTATGTCCTCAGTAAAGTATTTTTCTGGATTTTTCACTATTGCCTTTTCAAAAGCTTTAGTTCCATCTGGCATCTCATAACGTGTAGACACCTTTTTAAAAATCTCATACTTCTCTGCAATAGCAACCAGTCCAAAATATTTATCCAAACCAGTTTGATAATCAAGATGCGTTTCTATAATTGACTCCTCTTTAGTGAAACGTCCTTTAACCAGTTTGCACTTGATAATATTTCCTAGAACCTCAGTACCCTCTTTGACTTTTCGTTTTCCTAGAGTAACAATTACTGAAGCTGCATATTTGATTCCACCACCACCAGAAATCTCTTTTGA